GATCTGAGAACGAATATTGTTTCCATGCACCTCAAGAATCTTAGGAAGATAATCATAAACAAAATCGCGGTTGCGATGATTGATTATGCTCTTAATATTCTCAGGCGTAGCCTCTAACCCAGTCTTCTCAATAACACTATTGATATACTCGGGCAGAGAATCGCGGAATGCCTTCGGCACTTCCATCTCTAATATCGTCGCTCCCGCTTCTCCGGGGACCGTGAGTTTGTCAAACCCTGATATTTCGTTGACGTAAGGCGCCCATGACGACTTGACCTTTTGCACTTGTTCGGCTCGCAAAGCTGCTGCTTCTTNNNNCATCATCATGTTCCTGGCAACCCGCTCCCACTTCTCCGGGGATTCTTCGGGGTCCACATCATAACGTTTTGCTACCAGCTCACGAGCACCTTCAAGACCACCAATGATTTTTGGGTTTTGCATGAGAGCTTCATGCGCCAACAGATCGAAATCGGCCAATTTCGAAGTGTCATTAGAGATCAGTGTTGCAACCACGAATGGCTCCAAGTCAGGTCTCCTTATGCGAATCTGCTCTGCGATGTAAGCGTCTTTACTCGAAAAGTGTTTCAGGGGGTCGACGGCTGCAGCGAGTTCCTTGTTTTTTTCCTCAAGGGTCTTGTAGCTGGACTCTATATCCTGATATTTTTTCGAGACGCCCTCAAACTCATTGGCTCGCTTCAGTGCTTCTCTTAATTCTGCCTCCTCTTTTAAAGAGGTTCCAAAGAACGTATTAAAACTATTGACATCGAAGGCCGGGGCCGCTGGTACCACAGGTTCCGCCGGAGCGGGCTCTGCAGGTACTGGAGGAACTGCCGGCGGAGTTACTGGTGTCGAGGCCACTTCTACGGGCTGCACTGGAGTAACTGGTTCTGCCGGGGTTTCTACCGGCGCAGGATCACCTACCTTTAAAATTTCATCTAACTTACTCATGGTGTGTTGGTCATTGGTTTATGCAAAGATAGATATTATTTTTTTAGTGTTTTGTTTTTGCTCCCCCGCTCATACATTAGCCCAATCGTTATTGTATGCACAAAGGGCTCCGGAGGGTAAGGCGACCCAGGCGACATTATCCGTTACCTCGGGGATAGAATCACCATTGCGATAGTGCTGAGTCTTAATATTACAGGAAACCCACTCCTGAGTCCCAACGCAAATTGTAGGGTATATGTAACCGGATGGGTCTGTGTAAGAACCTATTTCACCATGAGATAAGATAGTGGAGTCTTTGACAGGACGAATAGAGGCTCCGTGATTTGCTGTCACGACAATTCGCCCCATAGAACTCTCATTATGCCTGTTGTATATAGCCAATAAACCACTGTCACTTCTTAAATAATAAGCGTATATATTTAATTGAGTGAAATTAGTTACTGGCGAACGACTTCCGCCGCCCCTGCTATTAAAGCCCACGTCATTTACGGCTCCGGTATTAGGTGAATCCCAGTGTGTATATCCCGTTTCCTTTAACCTCCCCCCCGCCACTGCACTATAAAAATTATTAGCCGTACCATCAAGATATTTCCATAAAATCACAAACTCTGCCTCACTTGGCAAATGCCATCCACTCGCCGTAACCCCTCTTACATCAGTAGCTGCATACCAATTGTATAACAAACCATACCTAATAGACTCAGGTACGGGAATAATAACCGGTTCCACCGGCACAAGCCGAAATTTATTGGGACCTGGGCGCGATGGAAATATTGGCATTAATCAGTATATTCCTTAATGACCGTGATGTACCCGCGACAAATGGTACTCACCTTTCCGGCATTAGTGAGCTGTAAATCATAGTAGTATTTACCTACCGTATCAAAAGCGGCCAGCTGATAGATAGAGAATGAGGTGGTGGATATAGTCAATGCGGGAGAAGTGCCAACCGTAGACAGCTCCATGATCGACACATCATTCTCATCCTTAACCTCCAGGTCAAGCTGCATTCCCGTCATGTCATACGGCACATTATTTCGTTTAACGGTAAACGATTGAGACCAAGTGTCATTTTGGACTATGTGCACATTAATACGATCAAAATCAACATTATACGCCATTATATTATATTTTATATTTCCAAACAAAACCTCCGGCCGAAACCCCCTTACCCTGGGCACATCTACAAATATTAGCGCCACAAACACCTAGCTCAAGAGCGGCTGCGGCCACAGACCCCCATTCCCTAACCAAAACCATATCTCTATCATATTGTAAAACCGATCTAATATGATTACCCGGCTTACCAAGTTTAGCGTCTCTCATTTTCTGCCTAGCTCCCGAACTCGGAATATAGCCTAAACGCTTAACTCTCCATTTTTCTATTGACTCTAAAGACCTTTTTCGACCCATAGCACTTGCACTCATTCGTGCCTTAGTTTCGTCAGAACAAGGTCTCCCGGTATTAATCCTTCTTAATCGTTCTTTATGTTCTAGACTCATCTGGGTTCCCTTGGGACTATTAGCATCAGGCCGCACATTAAACCACGGGGAAAGGGCGTCCATAAAATATTGCTCTCGCACCCTTAACTCGTCTCTATCACAAGCCAATAATACCTCAAAACTTAAATCAGATTCACCATATTTATTATAATGATTCTGAAGCATGGGACTATGATGAAACCCGTGCCTTAATTCATATAAATGATGATTCCAGCGAGCATTAATGCGAACAGCGCTACCAATATAAATCCTGTCAGGCCTGGTCTTGCTTTCTATTTTATATATTCCCGTCATATTGCATCACAGGTAATTAATATCGAGTCACAGGTTATCGTAATAAGATCACATGTAACGGATGACCCAAGCGGGGGAGCAAAAGCTATCTCCGTAAGAACAAACCTGTTCGGCGTAGGAGTCAAAAGAAACTTGTTCTCATCCTCCTTTAATATAAATCTGTTCCCTGCCATACCTTATGCCATTGCTGGTTCTACCGGTGCTGATGTAGGGGCGAAGGTTGGTCCCGATGGAGCTGGTTGCGGTGGTGGAGGATTTGCTCCCCCGCGCATGAATCCCATCATCTGCTCCATTTTAGAAACCTCCGTTGGAAGATCGACCACAGAAAGGTCCACCCCGGCCGACACCTGCATGGCCAGCTTCAGCCTGTTCAGCGTTACAGGATTAACCATTCCCGCCTTCTGCTCATTCTGAGCCGTTTCCATAAGCTTGTTAAGGAAGGTGTAGTTCTGAATCATCCTCTCAGTCTTACGCTTCTCACTCTCCTGCATCTGCAGGGTCATACCATCGAACTGTGCCTTCTGTTGCGCCGCCTGAGCCTTAGTGATCTCAAGCTGCTGCAGACCCTGGTTCTGACGATCGATAGCCTGGTTCTGTCTTTCCTCCATCTGCTTCTCAGCACGCGATAGCAGGTAAGTAAAGTCCTGGCGTATCTGGGTAAAGTCTTCCCCACGGAGCATCTTCTCCTCCAGCAGCATGGCTTCCGGAAGCCGGATACCAGCCTTGCCATCGCGGCCATTCTGTAGCGACTGAGCAATGTACTTAGCAATATTCTGTTTGAACAGCTGATCAGGTTTAGCCTCGCTCTTCATACCGTACTGCACACTATCTTTTTCGGCATCAATAATATATTGTATATTACTCTTTCCTACAACGGACTCATATACCTTCCGGATAACTGGCTCAGCCTTAACGCCAGCCTGTATCTTAGACATCAGGCTCACGGCAATATTTTCTTTCAGCTCCCTGGTAGCAGTGATAACCGGCTTAAGCACATTCGTTGTCGACTGAAGCGCGGCCTCCGTGGTTGCCACTGGCGCCTCCGGGTTAGGAGACTGACCAAGCGCCACCGGGTTAAAACCAGTGATCTGCTCAAACAGCATGAACTGTACCTGGAAGTCCTGCTGGATAGCAGCCAGATCGTTCTGTAAGTTATTGGGTATAGGTGTCACCGGCGTGACAGCCCCGCCAGCATAACCCCCGTAACGAGAGGTCATGAATGCCAATAGACCAGTCTGCTTCCACATCTGCATAATCTCCTCCAACGGATACTTTTTGCCGTCACCGTCAGTGAGATTGATAAGCATACCAAAGTCAATAGTAAATCCAGACTCTATGGCTTGTGCCCTGACGTTCTGATACTTATACCAGGTCAACTGGAACTGATCGAGAACCGGGTATATCTGCTCGATGAGCGCCGGGACAATAAGTTGCTCGAAGTTAAAGGAGAGCTTAGGCTTGGATGGCTGAGGACGGGCAGCGAAGTGAGTCTTACCCCAGTCCGGCAACACATAGTCTGTGCCAACTATCCAGCGACACTGGTGCGGCTGGCGAATTTCGGTAACATTCTCCTTAATGGTAACTCCCTTACGTTGCTGACGAGTAGTGAGTGCCGGCAGCGGTTCGCTGTACTTCAGCGGGACATATCTATTGGCGCCATACACGTTGGTATACTCCATGGCCCTGCTGATATCAAAATCCATAAACTCGCAATCGAATACAGAGATATAAAAATTATTCCACGGCAGCGTAGCCGGCACCATCAGTGGATCACGAATCAACCCCGCCCCATTCTGGATGAATTTAGCGTTACCAAACAAGCCGACATTAGCCTCAGCGATACGCAGTAGGTCAGCCTCAGATATGCCGGGCATGTTAACCCTGATCTCTGAAACAGTCATAAGATCACAGTAGTATGCGTATTCAGCGTCAGAGAAG